ATTAATTCGTGCCATATTTATTTCCTCCTTAGTATAATTAGTAGGGGAGAGGAACCGAAGTTCCCCACCCCATGATATTAGTAACCCAGGTCGAGGGCACCATCCACAGCGATATCCTCAATAACCACCTGGTTATTTCGTCGCGTGGCACCCATGTTCATGTAACGAACCATGACCGCCTCGAAAGCATCCTTATCCCCAGCCTGACGGAGCGTCTGCCCATCAGCATCAAGGAAGTGGAAGTCCTGATCCGAGAACACCTTAAGGGTGGACTCGTCCAGAATGTACATGCTACCATACGGCGCGTCAATGTCAGCCACAACCGGCATACCATTGTACGTCAGCGTACGGAAACCAGCACCATAATCAAGACCAGACTGGTCACGATCATTATACGTGATCATGTTCGTGAACAGGTTGTAGAACTCGCGGTGAACACCCAGCGACGTAATCATCGCGGTCGGCGTCCCACCAGCCGTACGAACCTTATTCAGACCCTTTTGAATATCATCAAACGCCAGGGGACGAGCACCCGAACCATTAGCATTAGCCTCCGGCGTAATAGCCTGAGCAGCCCACCAAGCGTACGAACCAGTCGGCGTAATACCACCAAGAGCATTAGACGACACGATACGACGAAGACCATCAACCTCATCCGAAAGCGCGTACGATCCCGGATTTGAAGCAGAAGGAGTCTCAGTAGAAGCATACACATTAACACCAGAACGAACAATAGCATAGTTCGCAGCAGTACCACCCGTGATAGCGCCAGTAGGCACAACCACAATAGCAGGAACGCTCGAATCAACACTATCAATAACAAGATTGGCGCCATTAGTAGCATCCGTATTCGACGTAGTGGTCAACTTAATATCAATCACCATGCCAGGATACAACTGTCCCTTATCAATCGCTTCCTTACCGTCATACAGAATGTTACCACCCGTAGACGAAACGTCAAGCGTAATGACCTGACCACCCGCCGGGGGCGTAATACCAGACACAACCGCATCAACGGCACCAACAGCAGCGACACCAGCAACAATACCAGTACCATCACCATAAACCTGACGAGCAAGATCCTTACGAAGATCCACACGCAGACCATCAAGTTCCGACTTAAGCGACTGAAGGAAAGAACCAGCCTCGCTCTTCGTCTTCGCCATCGACGGACCAGTAACAGCCGCCTTACCATACAGGTACTTCAGATCATACACAGCCTTATCATACGACAGGTTACCAGCCGCCGGAAGAGTATCATTCTCCGCCCGCGCACCAATACCACCCGTACGAGTAGCCGAAAGCGGAACATACGCCCGCTTACCAACAAGATCCTCCGAACGCGACTCAAGCCGCGACAGAAGAAGAACTTCCTTATTCAACTGCTCAACAACAGGACCCATGTAGTATTCCTTAAGAATGTTGCTAAGCGTAATGAGATTAGCACCAGCCAATCAAATCACCTCCAATAATAGTAATTACTGGAGATTACGAACTACCTCCAAAGCCGCCTTATGCGCATCATCAAGATTCGCAAAAGACTGTCCCGGCACACTAGCCGGAGCACCACCAGGACTCGTAGCCCCAAGCGGTACCTGCTTAGACTGCAAATACTTATTAAGCACACCCTGCTCCATCTGATGATAAATCTCCTGAGCAGCAAGCAGATCACCATCAGTAGAATAAGCCAGATTATAAATACGCTCAATATCATCATCAGTATAATGAGTATACTGTGCGCGAATCTGTGCCTCCTCCGCCTCTAACTCTGCCATCATCTCACTCTGCTCCTGAGCCTCCATCATCTCAGAACGGAACGCTCGCATCTGCTCCAACTCCGCAGCCAACTCTGGAGGAAGATTAGCGTAATCCCCTCCATTATTCGGAACAACATCCTCACTATTCTGCTGTGCTGCCACCGGCTGTTCCTGCTTCGGCGATAAGTGATTCGCAACCTCACGAGCAAACTCGGGGTCCGTATCCAACCGATGCAAGAATCCGACCGCTTCCAACGCATAATTCGGATCAATCCCGTACTCATTAAACTGCTCAAACACCTTACGTGCCTCAGCAATCTCCTGAGTCTTCCTAGTATAATCAGCCTGCATATTCTTATACAATGGCTGAAGATCCTCAGGAAGATTCGACGGATCTAAACCAGTAAAGGATTCCTCAACAGCCTGCTCCTCAACAGGAGTGCTCTCAACAGGAGTGTCCTCCACAACATCATCCCCGCCCATAAGCGCCTCAGCAGCGCCTTCAATATCAATATCCACTACCTACTCCTTTGTATTAGGGAGTCCCAGAACGGGTTGCTCCACAACCTCCACATCAATAATCTCATTAGAACGATCCTCTGCCGCACTAACGATACCCTCAACAAACGCGCCCATCAACTCTTGCACATCATTCTTACTAGGAAGCACATACGTATTCTCCGTACGCTTCGTCGCAAGACCAGTCGCAAGACGAATCTTATCATCCATAATCCCAACCACCGTGGCAAGAGTGCCCAATTGCTTCACTTCTGCATCAGGAATAAGTTCCTCTAACTTAAGCATCGCTTGCTCCCGCACACGGTTGGCATGATTAACGAACTCGTAAGCCGCGTCAGCCACCTTACCTTCAATCTCTGGAGGAGGACCAGACTCCTCCCACTCACGCACCCAATATCTAAGAGTGCCATGCGGAACACCAAACTCTCTACTAGTCTTCCGCGTATTCTTATTATTCGCTACCCATTGAACATAAATCTGCGCCTTCGCATCATCAGTCCATTCGGTTCTAGAAGCCAACCTTCATCGCCTCCTCTAAACGCATATTGCGTCGCTTCTGACTCGCCATAACCTCTTCCTCTAAAATCTTATCCAGAAGATCCTGCTGAATCTGAGACTGCTCTCCAGCCACCCCCTCATCAGCATTCGGCTTATCCTTATTATCAATAACCACCGTATCAAGCGGCGGCTCAAGCAACTCTTCAGGCGACACATTCTCAACACCCGCCTGATTAAGCATCTTAGATCCGACAGTCGGACCAACCGCACCACGAAGTTGCAGCGACACGCGCGGCGGCTCACCAGTAGGCGCAGCCTCCTCAGCCATAGCCTGCTGAGTCAACTGATAATGCGTAAAGAAACGAGCCTGAACATCAGGCGGCAACACCTCAAACTCTTTCGACTTCATAAACGTAGCATGCGTCTCAAGATGCGCAGCCTTATTCTCAAACGGCAACGGCCTCAAACCAGCATCCATAGCCTCCTGCAACATATTCTCATCCAACGGCATAGCCTGCCCAGTCTCAGGATCAAACTCAGGATTCTGCATAACACTCATAATCTGAGCCTCAGCCTCCATAGCAGCAGCACCATTAATAGAAACACCATCAATAAGTTTCTCATGCTCCCGCATAGCCTGATCCTCATCAGCCTGGAACTGTGCCTGAAGCGTTTTAAAATCAGCCATATCAAGGTACTTATACGCCTTAGCCGGACTAATCAAACCAAGATTAAGCATCTGGAAAACACGAGCCTGCTTACCCGCACGAGTACGAGGAAGACCACTACCAGCCTCAACCTTCATCTGAATACCACTAAGAACATCAGCACGATCAAACGCCTCAACACGAGGACGAGAACCAGCACCACCATTAAGCATCATCATACGAGGCTCAGTATAATACTCCTTCGCAAGCGCAAGCATAAGATTACCAGCCCGCTCCAACGACTTCTCCATCATAAGAATCTGCGGAGCAAGACGATCAACAGCAGCCTCCTGAAGAAGATCAATAGCCACGCCCGCCTCAACATTAGGAGGCACCTGACCCTGCATAATCTCCGTCAAACCAAAAACATCCTTCAACCTCTGACCCATATCCTGCAAATGCTGAACCACATAACCAGGAAGACCAGGCAAAGGAATAGACTCAGGAACCTTACCAGCAACAGGATTATACTCAAAAATAGCACCAGGCTCATCCGTAATACGCTGACGCAAAGAACCCACCGGAGCCAGCATCTGCGGCTTCAACGTAAGATTCTTATACTCAACAATCTGCGACAACGTACGATTCAATTCCTTCTGCAAAGGAACAGCCTGCTCAACCACACTCGTATCCCACAACTGTCCCGGAATCCGCAACCCAGGAAACTTCACCAGCGGCAACTCCTGAAACGGGTAAGGCCAAGAACCATCATAAAGAATAATATCAGGACTCTTCGTAAACACCACAAACCGACCATCAGGACGCTCAGGCGTAGGAAGAAAATACCCATAAAAAACTTCCCGAACATTCTCCTTAACCTGACCAGACCTAAACGAGTACAACCCAGGCAAAGACTCATCAGGATAACGATTAACAGCATTAGGCTTCAACTTAACACCAAAACGCTTATGCACCTCATCCACGCTCATAGCATGCGAACAAATAGCATACCTACAATCCTCAAACACCTGAGCAGAATCATCAAGAAACACATTAAAAGGACTAATCACATCAACCTTAATATCACCCTCAAAGACTTCCTGCTCAAACTCTGCCGGATCCACACCAGCCTGACGAAGATTATCCGCAAACAAACGCTCAATAAGAGGATCCACAATAGGCTGTCCCATCACAGGATCAAGCATAACCTTAACACTAGACCCGATAGAATCATCCCAACTAATCTTCCAAAAACCATTACCACAAATAATACTCCAGCATAGCCTCTTCGCGCTTCTCACTCAAACTAAACTTATCCCACCAAAACTCCAACAAGTTCTCCGCCACCTCAGTAGCCTTAACATTCTCAAAACCCGAAGAAGTAGGCGTAGCAAAAAACGTAGGCTTGCTCTTCGTAAGACGGGCGAGCAAGCCCATGCTATTAGGAGCAATCTGATTAGCAACAATACGAACCCTATACCGCGGCTTATCCCCATCCTCAGTCGCTAAAGATTCGATACGACGAGTGCGCTTATTATAGAATACGTACTGCTTACCCTTATAGAAGGATAAGTTAATCTTCCAAGAACGCTCCATCAATTCCCGGCCACGCTGCAACTCATCGACACGCTTGACGAGACTAGACGCAGAAGCGTACCCAGCCGGAAGGTCTTCTACAAATTGTGTATTAGTCTCATCCAAAATTTATGCTCTCCTTGCGTTTTTACTAGCCTGTTTAGCAGGCTTAGTATTAGGTACAAATTGTTTACCCGCCTTATCTCCTTTACGTTTAGCAGCATTAGTAGCAGCCTTCTCAGATGCGGATAGTTTCTTCCAAGCCGCATCTGGTAAATAACGAGTTTTACCACCAGGACGATCAGATGGTTTACCATCACTAGTGCGCCACTTTTCTTTTGTCCACTTAGTTAAACTTTTCTGCGCCTTAGTTTTAGTTCCAGTATATTTACCACCAGCCTTCTTATACCGCATAGTAGCAAGTTGTGCCTTACGAGCGCTCCACTCTCCAGGATCACCGCCCTTACTTCCACGTTTAACCTCAGAAACAATTCTTTTCCATAAAGCCTCATTTGTACGCCCAGACACAATACCACCCCCTAAACAAATTCAATATCGTCAGGCGATAACCCAGCCTCATACAATAATGATTTATACTCTTCAGGGCTAATAAGATTATTCTTTAAAGCCCAATTAGCATCCTGCTCTTCCTCATCAACTCGCAGACTTCCGACGGGTACGTCGCTTAGGGGCTTCGCTCCCTCCAGCCTCAGCCTTTCCAGTCGGAGCCTCTCCTCCTCCAAGGCTAGCATCCTCTCCGTCCACGCTTTCTGCGTTGCTAGAATCTCTTGCATCACGCTTAGTAAGAGTGTATCCTGCCTTTTCAGCCAACCAAACAATTGTACTCTCCTTTAAAAATAAAGTACGCTGACTCTGCATAGCCCTCATAGGATTATGCGAACGAGTAAGAACACCCGTATCAAGAATATTCTCACCTAATTCCACACGGTCACCCGTAATAACATCGTAAATACGGCCACCCTCATGCTTAATAATCATCTACCAATAACTCCCCATAGTTTCATCAACAAAATCTTGTGTGTTACGATTACCAGGACGATCAGAAAGAATCCAATCCGGCAAAGCACCCCCCGAAGAAACCTCAGGAGTATACTCACCAAGCAGAGCGCCCGCACAACGAAGCGCAATCTCCACCGAATCCAAACAGTCATCCTTCGGCTTAGACAAACTAGAATCATAATTGATCCACTCATCAATAAAATCCCTATGATCCCGCTTAATCTTCACCTTACCGATACGGAACAAAGGACTCATAGCCAGAATCCGCTCAAACTTCTTACCCTTAGCAAAAATAGGGACGATAGGAGGCATCGAAGGTAGTCGTTCAGCCTGCTGAACAAGCGCGGCCTGGTATGCATTCGACTCAATGCCGATAATCTCAGGCTTCCAATTAATATAATACTCTTCGATCTTCTCCAACTGTTCAGCAAACGGAATACGCGATGCAAACTGGTCTAACAAAAACACCTGATTAGAATCAGAAACCCCCACAACGCTAATAACGAACCTGTCGCCCTTCCCGCTCATACTAACAGCCGGATCCACCCCCATATATCGTCTAAGTTTAAGAGAATTCCCCTCAGAATCCTTCAAATCATCCGAATCATAATACTTCAACCAGTCACCAGACAAATCACGACCAGCCATGCTATCAAAAGCAGCACAATACTCCTGATTAAACAACAAAGGATGATACCGCTGCTTCACATACTCCCACTCCTCCTTAGCAAAATAAGGATTATCAATGCTACGATACTCAACACGCGCATTATTCTCATCCTTCAAAGCATCCTTCGACCAGAACTCATCATAAAACCAGTTCTTACCATCAGGAGTAGTCGTAGTAATAAGCATACCCTGCTTATCAGACAAAGACGGGCGCGTAACAAGCCAAGCCTCCTCACTCTTAATGAACGCAGCCTCATCCATCCACAAAATATCAAGCCCAGCACCACGCAAAGACTGCGGATCCTCCGCCGACTTAAACTCTACAAGACTCCCATTAGCAAACTCAAACCGCAAATCACCACGATTCTCCTTCACATCCTTACCAATACTAAGCCCAGCATCAATAATCACCTTACGAAACGTCAAATACGAAGGACGACCCACCTTATACGACGCAGACAAAGCCCACACCCACAAAGGATCATCCCTATCCCTACCATGAAGATCCTTATGAAACTGTTCAGGAAACAAACAATAAAACAAAACCTCCCAAGCAGCACTCAAAGTCTTACCACCACGCCGCCCCGCAACCAAATGACGAAACCGAACAAGCCGATCATCCCTAGAATTAGCATGAAACAACGTCTGCCAATAATGAGGCAAATACCCAACACTAAAAAACCAACCAAACTTCTCAGGAAAACACTCAATCATACCAGCAACAAAAGACTTATCCGCACTAGCACCCTGCTTAAAATTAAAATCAGGCATACCGCCCCCTAATGCTCCCTATGCGCACCACACTTAGGACACTTAGAATAATAAGAAGCATTCTCCAAATCACAATGATGACAATACCAAGGCTCACGAGGAACCAA